CGCATCTTTGGCGGTCATTCCAGAGCAATAAAACTCCACAAATCGCACTTGCTGTGCTGTTAATTTTTTCTCTGCCATTATCTATCATCTCGCTATATGCTACCCTTTGCCATAATCAACTTGCTTCAACCTCGATAACTCTTATCGCCAATCTATCTCTTGCGTAATCTTGTGGCAATAAAAACCCTTTTGATGTGTGCCTTTTTATTTCAATTTCAGGATATTTATTACCCTCAAATATCATTTGTAAGTGTTTTTTAGCAAATAAAAATATTAATTTATAATTACCTATGACATAAAGCCATGAATTATCATTCCTATATATACCCGATGGAACATAAGGCTTGTTTTGATGACTCCGTTCCTGTGTCTCAATATATAATCGCCCTGATTCCATCCCATCATCAAATTTGACTTCAATTCCGTTCCTACTCTCACCTTTGTGGATTTGATATTCTCTTGATGTATAGGTAACAACAACAATGCCAATTTGATATAATTGATCAATAACAAAATCTTGATAGGCTAGTCCTTTATCAAGCATATTTTTATAATAATCCGACTTCATTACCCCAATTAGCCCACCCGTCCTTTTTTGTTCTAGCGAAAAGCTCTATTTTATTCCCGTGAGTATATAAATCATCAATAATTGCTCTAAATTGCTCTGGTTTTTCTGAGTGCGTATCGCTTCTTTCAATTTCTTGAACGCTGTCATAAAGCTTTTTATTATCTGGAAGGCAACTACCCTTTGTTGCTATTAATAAAAGTTCATGCCTAACGCTATTATAATGCCCCATATTATGCTTGACTTTATCCCAAATAAAACTCGTTTTATATTGGAAACCCCAAGCCCTTATTATTTCAAAACACTTCTCTAATAAGGGGCTTGTAACCCATAGAAAAAGCACCGCATTGTCATCAGCTATGTCTTTTATCGGAAGATTGCATAATTCCTCAATGCTCATAGTTTTGTAATGATCTTCCGCCCCTGTGGTATTCCCATCACGCTTATCTGAATATTGCCAAGCAGGATCGGCATATATAACACGATATTTGCCTTGTGGAGGCTCAATATCTTTCGCCTTTTCTTTTATTTCTTGACGTTTAATATAGTTATATGCCTTATTAATCGTCAATTCCCCATCCTGTATCTTTTGCTTAACTTCCTCTGGGGCTTTCGCAATTACTTTCTTGACTTTCGCCACTGTATCATGTGATACGCCCGCTATTTTGGCTACTTCCTTTTTTGTGTCTATCGGAAAAGGACATTTGTCAGATTTCTGACAAATGTCTGTTCTCGTTCCCTGATTCTCTTTCGCTTTCGCCTTAAATATATCCTCAAGCTCAAGAGCTAACTCGCATCGCTGAAATGCTGACAAATTGCGTCTTGCGAATTGGTTTGTTATTATCCATATCTTTGCATCCACCCTAGAGTTAAATTCTATCTGTTTAATATCAAAAGTAATATTACGTCTTTGGCATATCTCAAAGCGATTATGCCCATCAACAATAATATCGCCCCAAATATCCAATGGGACACGACAACCTCTTTGAATAATATCTTGTTCAAGCCCGCTATATTCATCTGGTGATAATGGCGGGATCAACGACTTAAACTCGCTATCAATTTTCAAAGAACACATTTATTCTCTCCTTGCTTAGTAGGAAGCACGTCTGATCTAAGCAACAGTGGGGAGCTACCCCACCATCAGACGTGCAAGCATAAACGTTATAAACGCTGTAAACTGCATAAACAAAAAAGCCCGCAAGCGATACCTATTGCGTATCACCTACGGACTTTATTTTGGGTTTTGGGGTTGTGTGATGGTTGCATTGGTCACCTTATTACAGGGTATTTAAGACAATGCTAGGATCATTGCTAATAGAAGGCATGCCATTATCGGCACGGCATAAATAATATTGGTTGAAACCTCGATGCCAAAACATCCACCTCCGAATAATCGGATTAATTATACTGTATCACAAAACTGTTAGTATGTCAAGAGGAAAATCAACTAACAGGTTGGGCAACTTCTGGGACTATCGCCTTGATCCATTTGCCTTTATGTTTTGTTCCTTCTGGAAACATAATCTTTCCATAGACATCCTGATATAGTTTATATATCTGCAATTCGCCATCATGCTTATGCCACCACCATTCACCATTTGATTCTAGATCAGGCTTATCTTTCTCCTCAAAGTATGGATTGAGCTTCTCCAGCACGTCATCTATGGCTTGGTTATTTGCAACTCTTCCTATTTCTGAAAAGTTATTCACTGTAACTGGGTTAAATGTTATCCTTAACGCCTCAATCTTGCTTTTTATGCTCATTTGAAGACCTCCGCCACAGCATCATGCCTTGCCATCTCAGCTTCCATAGCATCGGCGAAGGCTAGGCTGAACGGACATTGTTTTGGTGGATTTACACGAATCATATCATCTTTTATCTTCGCAATCTGTTCTTCGTCAAAGCAAGCCAAAACTTGATAATCTCTCATTCTACCATGCCTGCATTTTATCTCGTAGAATCCATGTACCATTTTATCTAAAATGTAGTGATATTCACATTTCAAGCAATTCTCCACAATATACCTCCCTATATCATCACAATAGTCTTGTGACAGTTATTACACATGATTCGCCCATGACCCCTGTGCGCGCCATCTTTAATTAGATAATCCGTTAATTCTGTCCCGCAATCAGGGCATTTGTGGTTGCCAATAGCTTCCATATAAGCCTTTTCGTCATCTGACTTATATTTACAAAACACATGGTCGTTGAATCTGGGATGTGTTCGTTTTCGGAAACCATTAAACCAAGCACATTTCATACATTCCTGCAGTGGAATATCTTTTTTAGTTCTATAACACCTTAACATTCCATCATCAATACTACGCATTACACCCGTGTATGTATATTCCTTATTTTTCACACTCATAGCCAGCCTTCTTTAACTTTAACCTAATATCGGCATATACCTCACACAGCTTTTTATGCCAGGTTGTTTCAACGAACATGAGTTTTGACTTGTTCCATGCACATCCCTTGATACTCCCATAATGAAAAACTAAATTTATATCAATATGCCCAATTCCATTAACCAACTCCGCCGCAGTCGGGGCGGAAGATACATAGTATGACTCTTTTCCATTTCGTGTCGCAAAGAGTTTTTTCCCACCAAAGTCAATCCATTTGTCAATAAAATAGCCATATCCATCACGCCACCAATGAAAATAACTATCAACCACAATCCCCGCATCGTGCAGGGCTTGTGCAGTTTCCAACGATACGTAAATATCGTTTGGTTTGCTTTGTTTACTTCCCATCATCAACCCCGCTTTCTATAATGTTTATTTCAAATGAACCACTTGTAATTAATATATCACAATGATTTAATATATCTAAGCCCAACAACACTCTATTTCCCGGCATTGTCATTAACGTTAATGATTTGCCATCTATTATGATATTTGACATATAAACGGATAATCGCCGTTGTGTTCCATCAGGAAATCCACAAACTCTATATAGGTCAGTAGGTTGACCATGTTGTATTATTGAATCAGGTATGATTGTAATATCCGATCCTGTGTCTATTTGTGCTTCTACATTTTGCCCATTAATTATGCAATCCACATAATAACGAAAGACACCCATATTAAAACTTTCAAGGCGTATTTGTTTAACTTTCCCTACCATCATCAACCTCACTTTCTATAAAACGAATTCGACTATATATCACTGAATCAATACGCTGTCTATTTTGATAATACCTGCTACTATCTACTGACCTTTCTGCTATTCTTGACTTTAATTCTCCAAATACAGCAGTATATATAGCAAAACTGCCCACATTAAGAAGCAGTAGGTTAGCTTCATTGCAGTTAGATAATGTGTCAGGCAAATCTTTAGCAACATAATCTAATAATTGAATTATTCGTTCAACTTTTTCCACCATCAACCCCGCTTTCTACTTATATTGCGTCCTTTTATTGTCAATGCAACTTCTGGCATTTCAATTATCCTTAAAATATGGGTCTGCCCGCTATCTGCTTCATAAGTGCCTCAAACCGCTTTGGCGATTTCCTCCGGCTTGGTAAGTTCCTTAATGGCTTTGTATAGATGTACTACATCAGCCTCTGTCAGTTTTTCAATCTCTAACAGTCTGATGATGGATATTTCCTTATCCTCCGGGTCGCATTCCGATTGTGGCTTATTGACGAGCTTGGCTGAAATCACACCCGCACAAATGGTGTCAAGAACGCTGTTTTTTAGGATAGGCTCATTGGCAAGCTCAATCTTTTCCTCATCAGTCATCTTCTCAACGATTTTATCAACCGTATCTTGATCAGTAGCGCCCTGTTCAATCAACATGCTCATAAATGGTGTCCCGAATATCCCTAAAAACATACCCGGACTAATAGCCTGTATCTCAAACGTCATGCCCGAAGGTGTAACAGTATATCCTTTCTCATAGCCTGACAATAATTCATCATAGCCTGTTAACCCCTCGACTTTTGGCTTCATAGGTCTTGCAGTCTTGACGTTACCAGCATATTTTTTTCCTTTTTTGGTAGCATTTTGGGAGGCTCTATCTTTTGCGTTCATTTTTTCTCTCCTTAATCAGTAGGAAAGCGGATCGGCTCTGATTAATGCCTGAATATAAGGCAACCGACCCGCTGACATTTTAGGAACTTGATAGACATTTGATCGTAACGGTCTGTTCATCTGGTGATGTAGCACCAACCGATCTTAGCGGAGTAAGCGATATTTCTTGCAATAGGTTTGCAAAATTATCTACGGGTTTCTTTGGGAAGTTATTGATCTGGCATCTAGGAAGGCTCCAAGTTATGCTGTATTCTGCCCCCGCAAAAGGCTTATAATAAGCATAAATATAGACATCCTCCACTTTGGCACCAGACTCAAAAACAACATCCCAGTCGTTTTGTGTCTCATTATAATCCACGCCAAAAGTAAGGATTTCCGCGCGGCGTTTTCCGCGCACCGGCTGAGGCATGGTTCTTTCATTTCTATATTTTGCCGCAGGGTATTCTAAACCATTGTCAAAACTGTTGCTCAATGAGGCAACTGTCCATGTAGTCTCACCAATGGCTAAAGCCAATGCCCAACCCGCTGCAACGCCTTGCTCAACACGATCATACGCTGACACATCTGTTGGGGTTTCTGATGCTTCGACATCATTTCCAGATGACTTCACGACATGCCCTTCATAAACACGTTTTTGAATAGTCGTAATGTCTAAGGCAAGTATGTCCGCTAGGGTAAATGTTCCTGTATTAATCAATACTCCAATCGCCGTTGTCGGGATACCGCCCTTAACAGACTCAATAGTCATGCCCGGCAAGACTGCATCCTTGATCTCTATCAAATGCGTATAGAGGTTATTACTTGCCTCGATAAGAAGTGTTTCCGAATCTGGAGGTGTTGATGTGAAATCTATACTTGTAACGGTCTTGAAATAATATGCACTCGTCTTTGGACCAGCCTCACCCGTAAATGTTAAAATATCTATAATAGTAAAATCATTCTGATCTGTCCCTGTTATCGTTACGGTCTGCGTTACTGCACCTGAAAAAGTAAATTTCAGGACTGCTGGGGCTTGACTTGGAGTCAAATCACCGGGCTGAGTATCAAGGTTGTCCGGGTCTTCCCACGCCTTGCCTGCACCTGAACCATTACCAAAAGCCTCATCCCATGTTGGGGCTGTTATATCTGAATAAGATTCAAGTCCAGCTTCAATAAGTAATATCTCATCATCATCTGGCACGGCTGTAAATTGTATCCCGAAAACAGTCTTAAATGCCTTTGTAGTTGTTTGCGTAACTGCACCTAGAGCCGTGAATGTTAATGTTTCAGATATAGGCATATCATTATTGTCCGTTCCCATTATCTGCACAACTTGATCCACTGCTTCACTGAACGTCAATTTAAGCAATGCCGGTACTTGGCTTGGTGATAAATCACCGGGCTGTGTATCAAGTTCATCCGGATCAGTCCAAGCCCTACCTGCACCGAAACCATCACCAAATACTTCGTCCCATGACGGCTCTACGAATTCATCAGACTGATCATCCATATACATTTGCCTGAACCATATCGGCATATTATCAGCATGTAATTCAAGCTTCATTCCGCCATTAGACGTGATAAAATTCGGCACGCCTTCAATAGGTGAAGCATGCCCAGTAAATCGGGGTGGATCAATGGGTGGCGAATCATTATCCAAATCCACCGATTCAAATTCGTAGATAATACCATTGAATTCATCATTATCAATCGGGGTTTCCCAATCGCTCTGATCTCCTACAATCAAATAGCTCTCATAAGGTCTTGCCATTTTATATGCTCCCTTCGTTTTAATCTTCTATTCTGCTGTTTCCGTTTACGCTTCTTTGGGTTCTTTTTCTTTTTATCTTTTCCTGCCATATATTTATAAGTCCTCTGTCCTGCTTACTTCATACCAACTCGTTCCATCATAAACGAAATCAACAGTAGCGGATTTGCTCGCTGTACCTGTGCTACATATTTACTCCTCCGTTGCTGCTGGTATCGCATCAATCAATGCCTGTTTCTGCGCTATCAAAGCATCGAGTTCCGCCTGTTTC